TCAACAACTAATTGCTTAGCTTGGTTCTCAAGCATTACAGCCATATTAGATTTGTTGTAGTCAGTAAGACCTTCTAACAAACCTGATTTTTCCCACTTGTTAGCTAAACGAGAAGCCTCGCCTTGCTGTGACTGCCATGGGTTAGCAGATTCGATTAAAGATTGAATTTGACTCATTTTGAATGAATTTTTGTTTTTTAAATTGTTTATTTTACGATTCCCGCTAATTGTTGCATACGGCGAATAGCGGCATCACCTTCTACAATCGGTTGGGCAGGGGCAACACCTACTGCTTTAGAAGCAAATCCAACTGATTCTTTAATTGTAGTTTTAGTTTTAGTTTCAAAAGACTCAGATAAAGTGTTGTAAACAGTTTTAACTTCGCTTACATTTGTAGCTTTATCAAAAGCTTTTAATACCTTAACTTTTTGAGCTTCATTTAAAGACTTAGCTTTGAAGATCTTATTTGTATAAAGAAGTTTCGCATTTAAGAGATTAACTTCGTTAAGTTCAGTTTGCAAAGTCTTGATAGTAGAAATAGCTTCTTCTAAGTCTTTCTTAGCTTCTTCCATTTCATCTTTCTTTTCAGCGATACCAGATGTAGCTTTAGTAACAGATGGACCTTGGAATCCGCCTTTTTCACCAGATAAGCAAGTGTCATATATGATTCTTGCTTCTTTGTCTGATTTACCAGCTTTGATAGCAGCATTGTATTCTTGAACACATGCTAAACCAAGTCCTTTTTTAATGTCATCAGCTACTTTTAAGAAGAAATTTTTAACATCAGAGATGCCTTCTTCTACTTCTGTGGCTTCTTCAACTTTTTCTTTCTTTTCCTCAACTTCTTTTTTCTCTTCAACTTTCTTACCTTCTTCTTTGTCTAATTCAGCTAATAATTCATCGAGGCTGATAGATTCTTCATCTTCAGTTTCCTCTTCTTCACCAGCTTCATCATCCATTTCAAGTTCTTCTTCACCAGCTTCTTCTCCACTACCCATTACGTCTTTTAATACGTCACGGATAATGTCTTTAAGCTCATCGACAGTGAGTTCAGTAACTTCGTCGTCACCTTCAGCTTCTTCTAAAGACTCTTCAACTTTTTCTTTTTTGTCGTTGTCTTTTTTCTTAGCTTCTTCAACTTCTTTTTTACCTTCCTCTACTTCTTTTTTAGCTTCTTCCATTTCTTCTTTGCCTTCTTCTTTCTTGCCTTTTTCTTCAGCTTCAAGTTGGGCTAAGATTTCTTCTAGATCAGCTTCTTCCATGTTGTCAGCTTCTTCCATTTCACCTTCAATTTGAGGTTTTTGTGAAGCAGCTCCATAACCAATTTCGGCTTCATGGCCTTCTTCTTTTTTGTAGCCTTCTTCTTCTTTTTCCATTTTCTCTTCTAATCCTTCTTCTTCCAACTCATTTAATTTAGCTGAAAGCATAGACATGATTTTTGGAGTAAATGTTTCTTCAAGAGCGGCTTTAGCATTTGCTACTGCAGCGTCGCGAACAGCTTTAGCATCAGCAATTGCTTGACTGAATAATTCTTGATTTGTCATCTGAATTTTCTCCTTTTTGATTGCTTATTAGTAGGGGAAGCAATATAAGATTAAAAACGTTAAATTAATGAGATATTGGAGATCTCATATGTGGGATGTTCATAAATATGTGAAAAGTGCTCAAAGCGATAAAAATGAAACCCAGCCTTACGGGGCTGGGTTCAGAGCTATAATACTGAGACTATAGCGGGGCTTATCTAATGCAGCAAACACCTGTTTGGCTACAAATAATTTCTGAAATTAAATTATTTACTTTAGTATACTTACCAAATGAACGAGTACCAGGTACATAACTTTCACTTAGTCCTGTTGGTCTCATAAATGCACCTTGAGTTGATGGTGTTGAAACAAAATCCCAACATAATAATTCAAAGTCATCTTGTACCTCCATTGTTCCTTCACCTAGTGGTTTTACTGAACCCATACCACGAGAAGAAATACCAACAGTTATATTATTTAAAAATAATTCTTTTAATATATTACCACTTGGTGTAGGTAATACTTCAATTTTACCCATTAAATCATCACCATCCCACCATAAAGACTTAATGTTATGACATACATTCTTTAAGTTAATGATTGATGAATCTGGGTGGTCTAATTCACCTAATGCTCTATTTTCAGCTATAGGTCCAGCTATATATTTTTCTACTTCACGTTCTAATGTATCTTTAGGATAAACACGTCCGTTTTGGTTTTTAGCATCTGCGCGTTGTACTACACCTTCAACAATTAAGTTTTTAGATGGAGACAACTTTGCCTCATGCAAAGCACGAGGCGAAGGTGTAAATGAATAATATTCTATTAATACTTGTTTGTTCATTATCCTTGGGTTCCTGGTTTAGCTAATACAGCTGCTTTCTTTGTTAATATTTGTGCTAAAGCTTTTTCAGCGGCTTCTTCGTCTTTTTCTATTCTAGCCATAGCTGGATCTTCTTCTTTTAAAGCTTTCTTTAAAGCAGCTTTTAATGCTTCTTTAATTTTAGAATGCTTATCTTCACCTTCCATAAAGAAAGAAGATGTTATTTTTCTATCAGATGGAGCTTTAGAGTTGAATAATTCAATAGCTTTATCAACACCAATTTGCTTACCTAACATCTTTAATTTACTATTCATAGCTGTTCCACGATCATAAGCACGTGGATCATCGCTCATTTCATAATACCAGTCATACTTAGACATTAATGAATTAAATTCTTCTTCAGCATTCATTTGTCCTTTCATTTTGTCAAATGAAGTACCTAAGTCAACACCACCCATGAATGAACCTTCTTTAACATTCTTACTGTTATATTTATCAGCAAATGCTTTAGCATCAGCTTCTTTATCGAATGTTTTTATTTCACCATCTTGAGTTGTATAAACTTCGAATTTACCATCCACTTTCATTACCTTAGCTTTGTCATGTGGATCTTTTGAAGCTTCTTCTAATCCTTCTTTAATAGATTTTAATTTATCAGCGTCAACAGTGATCATAACATAATCACCTGCTGCTTCAATATCACCGCCAATCTTATCTATAATTTTAACAAAAGCATGGTCTGGTCCTAAAACATCTCTCCAGTTATCATCAGTAATACCTTCTTCACCAAATTCATCCTCTATTCTATCCATATCAAATTCAAAATCTAAAGAAAAACTTACCTTACCATCTTTCTCTACAAATCCACTATAGTCACCACTGTCAGCTGATATATGTATTTGATTATCATCTTGTGTAACTTCTAATCCTTCTTTAATATTACCTTTATCAGATACTATTTTATAATCGTAGTTGTTATATGGTTCAAAGTCATCAAAGTTAGTTTGAGATATAAAATCTTCTTTACTAAGATCTGTATCTCCATTATCAAAAGCTATTTGCCAATGATGAGCTAAAGCAGCTTTTTTAGCTTCTTCTTCAGAACTAAAATATTCAACATCCACATCTTCTAAATCACCTGATGAGGGATCATAATGATATACTTTTAATATTACCTCATTAATAAGATTCTCTTTAATGGTTTTTTCAGAGCCAGTTACACCTTTATCAGGCATTACTTTAACACCTTTAGGTTTTTTCTTACCTGCTTCTTTTTTACCTAATGTATCTTGTACATTAGCTTTAGCATCTTTCTTTAATTCTTTCTTTAAATAACCATCAGCTTTAGCTTGCATACCTGGTTTGTCTGTTTCAGGAGCTTCAAACTTATAAGGTGATTGATCTTGGTTAAGTAAAGTAGTATAGAAGTTAACATCTTTAGCTAAGTTCTTCAATACAATTGATTTAGCTTTTTCTAAAGATTCATTACTATAGTCATCCATTTGCTCTAGTTCATATTGAAGACCCATACGGTATTCGTACGGGTTAGCAACGTCTATAGATAATTCTTTAACTTCTTTTTTCTTTTTACCCTCAGTTAATGTTGTTCTTTTAACGCCGTATACTGAGTCATTATAATTAATTTCGTTAATTAAACCAGCGATAAGTTTAAGTCTTTCTATTTCGTTGATTGGTTTTTTCATACTAATAAATATTAACGGCCCTGACCACGATATGCTTTTGGGCGAGGGCTATGTTTGTTATATGATTTTTTAGCGTTACCGCCTTTACGTTTACCAAATGTAACTTTGCGGCTTTCGCCTCTTATTGCTTTTGCCATAATTAATATCCTAAACTTTTAATTGTATCTTTAACAAATATAGCAGCTTGTGCTACAGGGTAGTCAAATTTTTTAGCTACACCTTTTAAAAAGCGTAATACTAATTTATCACCTTCTGGATTTTTACCACCCATAGCTTCATCCATATTAGTGTCTTTAATTTTCTCTATTTTATTTTGACACCAGTCAATAACTTCTTGTAAGTATTCAATTTGATCTCTCTTACTATCAGTTCCATGCATAAGATCATCTTCAATATCAGCGAAAATATCTTCACCTTCTTTTACTGGTTTTTTAGTTTCATTCATTTCAAGTTCAACACCTAAATCTTCAACTAAGTCTTTTAATTCTTTAAGAGCTTGTACTAAACCTATTTTTTCTTGTGTTGGAATATTTGAACTAGTTGAGATATTGCGAGCTAAATTACTAACAATTTCTTCAATTCTATCAATAGCCATAAGACTACCTTGACTTGCTTCTTCTACATTTTTCTCAGCTAAGAAATCCATCATTTTTTCTGCTTCAGCATCAGTACGATCTTGTCCTAGATCTTCTTTAGCTAATTTTTCTTTTTCTTCTTTTTCACCAGCGGCTTTACCTTTCTCATATTCATAAGCAGCTTCACCTTCACCTAAATGTGACCAAATTTCTTTAGCTGTTTCAGCATCAATCAATTTCCAGCCTTCACCTTGTTTAATTACTTCAGCTTTAGCTTGTTCTAATGAGAAAGGACCAATTGGTTCTTCTAATCCTTCTTCATCATGAACATAATATTGTTGCTCTGGATTTTCTCTTAATTTAGAATAAGCACCTAATTTGTTTTCAACTAGGAATTGTTTCATGTCAAAATTATCTGCCATTTTATTTTAGTTTTGTAGATTTTAAAAATAATGATTTTGCACTCTCTTTAATTTGTTGGAATGCATTTTCAGTATATTTTTTATATTTTAAATCTTCACCTTCACTTAATTCACTTTTTAAACGATCAACGTATTCAAATATACGATTGATTTCGTTCATTTTTCTTTTTATTTGTTTAACTGCTTGATGGAATTGATCTGGTTTAGAACGCATTTTAGTTTCATTTCTAAACTGAGCGTATCCTTCATTTAAGCTAACTGTTTTTTTAACAATTTCAATAGCATCAGTTGGTTTTAAAGCTCCCATTTCAACTGCTTTAACAAGTACTTTAACAGCATCTTCTTCAGCACCTAATTGCGCTAACATACCTGCTAAAGACTCATATTCACCTGCTTCCCATAGTTCTTTATAGTCAATTGCTTTTGAAGAACGATTTGGTTTAGATGGAGCATTAGTAAAACCAAAATGAGACACAGCATAGTTATCTTTTACTTTACCAGCTGCTAGTTGTGGGGCATCTTCTTTTACTTTTTTCTTAAAAGCATATTTTGTAGCTACGCCCATACCAACACCTGGAGTTACAGAAGCACCGGTTCCTGTGGCCGATGTTTCTTTTTTAAGTTTAATTCCTAATTTTTTCTTATCCATTTACTTTCTTAATTTCCTCAGCTAGTTGCTGATATTGAAGTAATGCTACTAAATGTTCATCTTTTACAGACGACTTGTTAGATATTGGCTTTATCAACGTTATAACTTCGTTTAACTTAATTTCAGTTGTTTTGTCATTAACTTGTTTAACTAAATCAGTTAACTCGGTTTTAACCTTATTAAGGTTCTCGTTGATATATGTTTTAAGGTGTTCAGGATTAGAAATATTGTTAATGAATTCTTTAAGTACTAACTTTTGACGTGTACTTAATGTTGAGTATTTAGTGTTGAACTTCTCAATTAACATTTTATATGCTAATAAACGTACATTTTTATCTTCTTTAGCTAATACTTGTTCAACTTCGTTTTCTTTATTTTCAACTAAGGTTTTCTTAGTGATATGTTCCATTACAGTAAGTTTATTAAGCACTAATTGTTTAGGCTCAACAAACTTATTATCCATAGCAGATTCAAATAATGTGTAAGCGGCGGCTAATGTTTTATAGTTGTTAACTTTGACTTTGAAAAAGCTCTCAAGGTTATAATGCTTCTTAATTTCTTTAATTAAGTTGTATTTTTCCTTAAGTAATGTTTCTTTGTTTAATTTTTTAGCTAAGTCAACAGTAGTATTAACTAATGCTTCAGCTTTACCTTCACTTAAGCGTGGTGCTGTTAAAATAGTATGGTAGAGTTTATGCTCTTTTGCTATTTCATTACTGTGAAAATATTTTTTCACAATCTTTACCGCCTTAGAATCAGTATTCGCCAATGTGTCTGATGCTATTTGACGCACTAATAGCTCAAATAATACACCAGTGTTGCGAAATTTGTTATGTTTTATGCGCATAGTTTAGTATAATGATACTAATTATAAATATGTATATTATTTGATCTCGTCGCGGATGTTGTTTTCATTCAGTAAATCACTTTCAAATAAAGTTGTACGGCGATTTACTGGTAATCCATCAAACATTTTCTTGTTTTTAAGATATGTTTCTAATGCTAATGGTGATCCACCTTTCCATTGAGTTTTTGCTAATGTATCTTCTTGGTCTACACCTGCTGTGCTATATGATTTAGTACCTAATCTATCTTTACCAAATGGATTATCTTGACGATTAATATTTGATACTGAAGCCTCAGGACGGCCAACTAAGTGTACAGGTTCATTAGGATTTTTCTCGTTATATCCTGTTGGCACAGCTCCATCTTTTCTACCCTTACCATAAGCGACAGCTAATTGGTGTGGTGTACCATATACCTGGCCTGATTCATCTGGGTCATTACCTTCACCTTCAATTTGAGCTAATCTAAACTTACGTTTTTTATCTTCAATAATTAAATCACGATATTCATCATATTGGTCTTGGCTGAAATGGAATAAGTTATCATAAATCCAATCAGTTGGTAATAAATTAGACTCCATAATGTTACTTGCTAACTCAACTTTTTCTTTCATTAAGTTAACACGTTCTTGATCATAAATGATAGAAGGTGTAGTTAAGTTTAACTCAAAGTTGGTTAACATTTCACCATCATATCCTTGAGTATATAAGTGTACTAAGGCAATCTTAGTTAATTCTGATAATAATATCTTTTGAATACGTTCTACTGTACGAGCAAATCTAATATCTTCAGCGGCTAATGTAGCTTTACCAGTTAAGTCTTTTTCATAACCCATAAATGCTTTAGGTATCTTAAGAGCAGCGAATAACTTATCTCTTAAGTAAGCTACGTCTTCAATACCATTATATTCTAAACCTTTTGCTGTATCAATACGAGTTGATTGGTCGTTACCTCTTACAGGAATGTAAAAGTCTTCCATCATGTTCATCATATTGTACTTAAGGTTATATTGGCCTGTTGTTGGATCTACAAAAGGTACTTTCTTAAGTTTTTGTACTGTTTTTTGCATGAATGCTTCTACCTCATTTGGAGGAATAGCACCTACATTCATATAGAAAATACGTTTTTCAGGAGCACGAACAATACGATGAATTAACATCGCATCTTCCATTAATATCATTTGTTTGAATATCTTACGGCCTGGCTCTAAATAACTTCTACCATAAGGTAAATAGTTAACATCACTTATTAATCTAAAGTGAGCCATTTCATAGTTTTCAAAGTAGATATCTGATGTTGATGTACCTAAAGCGTACTGTGTTTGAGGAGTAGTGATACCAGATACTGATGTAGGATCATATTTAAATCTTACATAAGTAGGATTTTTAGGATTAGTACCTTCCTCTCTGATAATTGAGTAAGCGGAGAATGGTATAACATTATATACGCCAAATTTCTCAGCTATTTCTAATTTAAGATAAAAGTCACCATACTTACACATGTTACGAGCCCAACTCCATAAGTTGAATTCAATATTTAACACATCATAGAATAAGTTGTATAATATCTTTTGAATATTTTCATCACTAGAGCGAACATGGAGCATTTCACCATGTTCATTTTTTAAAGTACACTCATCGGCTATAATATCAAGTGCTGAGGCTACAATAGCGTCAGTATCCATTGATTCATAGTCGGTATAAAGTTGTACCCTTAATGTCTGGTAGTTGTAAACATTGTTTACATTATAAATACCAGCACCAGATGTGGTATAAATTTTAGTGAATCGGTCTACAAGTGCATTAGTCTGTAAAGTACCTAATGACTGTATTCGATCTGTATCAATTACTCTCAACTCATCCCCACCTACATTACGAATAACAACGTCTGAAGAGAATAATCGTTTTAGATTGTCAAATAATCCCATAGTATCTTAGTATATGTTATAAATATTTATCTAAACCAACCAGCTAATATCTTCCATTTGTCCTC